GCCCCTGTAAGGGTAGGAGGAATAAGGCTCATTAGTAATTACTACCTTCCGTATATGAGTCGTTGTTATCCCAGACCTGCATAAACAGCTCTTCTAGTTCTGCGATGACCTGCATGTCTACATTTAGAAGCGTAGCACGGTATCGCATGAGCAAGTCCGAAGCAATGCCAGTATAGCCCTTTGTGCTATTTGTTGAATCGCCTGACGACACATCATCGCGCTGATCCGTGCCGGTGCCAGTGTTTTTCCCAGCCGCCTTAGAATTTTGACCCGACGTTCCGTAAATAGCTCCGTCACCGTCGTTGTAAGCCGTCTGCGGGAAATCAGAAGCGATGCTTTCTGCGCTTGACTCGCTATCACTCAGACTATTCTGAGTGCCTTTACTATTCGACGTTGTTTCTTGGTTTCCCTTAGATTCAATGTCAATGGTAGAAAGTGGGTCAAAATTAATCAGTTCCGTTTTGTAAATCTTATTGTAATATGGCATAACTTCCGCCATCTTACGTCGAAGATTAAAGCGAAACATGCTGGCAGATTCTAGACCGATTTCACGATTCCAATAGTGGTCGATAATCTTTTTGTTAAGCGCTTCACGAAAAGTGTTTTCGTCCACACCAATAGCAGGAACGGGATACACATCAAGACCAATGTTGCCATTGGGCGAAAGTTCAATAACACGCTTAAGCCGTGGCGTAAATGCTCCACTCATCCCATATCACCCGAATTCTCATCAGCCATAATATCAGTTTGCGTCTGCATTCCAATGTTACTAACCCAATATGAGACGCTAACGTTCAGTTCAGGATACTTAGCGTTAATCATGTCGCAGGCCATTTGCCGAGCGTTAAGGTTTACCCGCCGCATGTTTTCTACCTGATCGCCATTAGCATCAACTTCCGCGGCAACAAGACGTTCTTTCTTATCCTGGTTAGCAAAGTCAATGCCAAGCAATCCCATGCATTCACCCCAAAGACGAGTGCGGAGAATATGCAGCTTTTCGATGCTATCTGGATCAATGCCGAGATCCAAAGCGGTAACATTTTCCGTAAGTGCGCCAAACGCGCCATCCGTATTTACCTGAATAAGCGGGTTGCCCTCGTCAAACTGACGGACAATGTTAACACCTGAAAGCCTGCCATTTTCGTTGGTAACAAGCACCTTAGGCCGACGGGCGTTCTTGCTATTGATTTCAATGGTACGGTCGAGCTCTGCAAGCTTCTGAGCGTAAATCGTAACCACGTCATAATCAGGAATACGAAGGTAGTTTGCCCAAATGGGAACAAGCTGCCGCGCCGGAAGTGTCTTGCTTACAAACCGTGAATTGCCGTTAATGGTAAATGCTAGCGGATTTTGCGCATAATCCATGCGACCTGACGGCGCGCCCTGCAAAGCAAGATACTTGTTAAAGTCATTGTCATGGTAAAACACAGAAAGCGCAAACCTAAATAGCGTCAGCTCCATAAACCGAACATCAACGCTATCGGGCAACCCTTCCCACTTAAAACGATTGACGCACATTTCCGTCAACACACGCATGTACATGCGCTCAATTAGGCCTTCGCGTTCCCGTGAGGGACTACGCCGCATCATAATGTCGCGACGAGTCCCGGACAGGTGCGGGGCGTAGAAACCGGTGTAAACGGCGTCGTCGCCCCGCCCCATTAGCTCGGGTCCGTCGTGGTCGGGGCGTCCAGGTTAGCCACAAGCTGAGCAAGGGCATCTAGACGGGTGTTGATAGCGTCCGCGTTTCCCTGCTCCGCTGCCCGTGCCGCCGCAATGGCCGCGGCGTTATCGCTTTCCTGCGACCAAATACCTGACGGGTTTTCGGTGCTAAACGTGTCGCGGTTAACGTAACGCTCAGGGATTCCTGCCCAGCGGAATGCTCGGGGAAGATCGTCATTACTCAGCCCGATGGGGTTGGTAACACCAACCAACTGCTGAGGAACACCGGTTCCCGTGTTAAGGACATTCTGCAAAGCAAGATACTGCTTTCCAATAGTCCAGAAGTTTCCATTATTAGAAACCAAATACATTGCGTCCTCTTCATCCAAATTAGGAATAACAGGCGGTTCAGGAATCGCCTCAGGGTCGGGTGCTACCGGAATAACAATTCCGGGAAGCGGGTCGTTATCTGCAATATCGGTGGCACCGATATCAGCCGGGTTGGACCATACAGTCACGCCCTTCTCAAAGATACCACGAATTGTGTTCTTATACAGCTCGGGAAGTCCGGTGCCTGTCAAGTACGTTTCACTCATTTTCCAATAAGTGAACTTAGTCATAACACGAATCTTAGGAACTTCAATAAAGCGATGAACAGCATAACCGTAACGCAACCAGAAATCACCAATAGTTTGCATGGCGTTATATGAAAGCATTTTGAATCTAAGTGAAATCTGAATTCCACCATGAATCAAGTTAAAAGCTTCTCCGCCCTGCTGTCCAGAAACGCTAGGCTGAATAAGCTGCGCATCTTGAACCTTGGCGTTGATGCTGTTAATCGCATTTTGGTAGTCACCGTTAGCGGCCCAATCCGCAAGACCCTTATTGGTGTTAGCCATAAAGGATTGCGAGTTTTGCGTATTCTGCTGGGTAGCAGCTGCGGCCTGATTGTTAATGCCTGTAACAGCGCTACGATTGGCATTTCCCATAATCGTACGCGCGGCACCCATGCCACCACTAACTACACCACCGGCAACACTTACAGGGTTTGCACCCATGATTCCTTGACCGACACTAGCCATGCCGTCCACAACGGCACTAGCTGCCGCAAACTCGTTAGCTTGACTGTTCTGATAAATAGCCGTGTTGCGTCCAATGAGAGCGTTACTCGCGCCAGTCTGAATAGCGTTGTTCGCCTGGTCATAAGACACCTGATTAGAGGCAAGTGCACGTGTCTGCGACCAGCCAGTACCGGCGTACTGCTGTGCAATGCCATGAGCATTTGACGCCATAAATGCAAGATAGCCATTGTTGACGAGAGCAAACGTCGGAAGGTTAGAAACCTGCGTGTGCAAATCCATGTATTCGCCATTGTCATCGAAAATGGTTCCACCACTTCGGTCAACAATGGTGGACCCACGACCCGCATTGTACTTTACGGGCCACCACGTAATGCGCTGATTGGGAGCCGCATAAACAGCCTTTTCGGCGACCCATGCGTCAGGATCGTTCCACGCTTCCGGCTTCATAACAATGGGCGAACCGCTAAACGCCGTCAATTCAAGCGCCATATACGGATACGTTAGGAATTTCTTTAGTGACCTGTACCGTTCTGGAATGTTGTTAAGAATGCGATCGCTGTTGCGCCAGTCCGTCATAAAGTAGTGTTGCGTCCCCTGACCTCCACCCATATTTCCCTTAAAGAAAATGATAGGAGCACCCGTAATTGGGTGATTTACCTTTGCCGTAATTGGGACCTTTGACTGACCATATCGGCTAACCTCAGGAACAGCAGTAATGGAAATGATACCCTGAGTCATCCACGGGAATTTGGCGTACGCAAACATAAAGTTGCGAAAGTCATCTACATTGTTAAAGAAATAGTAGCTTGCACCGGAAGGCATTCCCTGAATGTTGTCACCGGGAGCGCTATAGAGCTCCGGGTCCTTTCCGTCGCCAGGGTCTTTTTCCAAATCCACGGTACTAGCAACCATGATATCCATAGACGTGTCAATCGGGTGATTGATGCCCTGGGTATACATGACGTCTTTAGTGACATGGTGCACCGTCTGATATTCGTTACCTACGTCCATTCCTTCCGGAATGGTAAGAAAGTCACGACCAAAATTGTTAAACGCATTCTGATTGGCGATTCCAAGATGCCCGCGCTCAATGTAGCAAGTACCGAACTTAACGCGCGATCCAAAAGTCATCCACACATCAAGCTGAACGCCGATGCGAGTAACTCCCGGATTAACGAATTCGACGCCTGTAACAAAGTAGTAGTAAGTAGAAATTACCTTACTAAACGCTGACGGCAAGGCAGGGTTTTCAACGCGCACATAGTTGTAATTAAGCGCAATGTTGAAATCTACTTGCAGCGAAACCGGCTGATCGAGACGCGCATAGCTAGCGTTTGTAATGCGAGTGCCGTAATTTGCATTGTTATCAAACCAGCTCTTTTTAGCAGTTTCGTCGGCAAAATCGACAATGTCGCGGTAATCACCACTCCACGGAACATTACACAATGTAATAGTTGAGTCGGCTGTCCAAACCGAATAGTTAGCCTCAATAGGATTGGGCCTTGGATTGTCTACCATATTAATCCTTAATATGACAATGGGCGGTAGTGCAAACTGCACTACCGCCCATTGTATCCTAGTATCTAGCTATCAGCTAGTAGCCTCAGGCTGAGCACCCGGCCAAATGGTCGCAATGTCGCCCGACAGTGTGTAGTCCTTGCTCTGAGCCGTAACGGTGTCGTTGTCCGGAACGTCCGCCGTAATGGTGAGCTTCGTTGCCGTCTCGTCCACACCCACAAACAGCGTACCCGTCTGGGAAAGCGTCGTGAATGCCGAGTTGGCCCCGGTAAGCGTCAGCACAACCTCAGCGCCGATGTTAGCAGGCGTCGTGTCCGTGCTGACCTGGTAGAAGTCGCCACGGGGAAGAGCCGTCGTCGGCACAGTAGCGCCGGTGCGGTCCTTAACGGTAATCGTAGACAGTGCCGTAACAGGCGGGTCGCTGATAACGATTGGCGTAGATTCCTCGGTCGTGAACAGCACGGCCGGGACAAACCGAGACGCACTAACGATCTGGTGGTGGTGCAAGAAATAGTTCTGCGTAAGGCCCGCGGGATTCTGAATGCTCGCAGTCTCAAACAGCGTGTCCGCCACAACGAAGAAATCCTTCGAAGTGAGAATTGCCTGAGCGCCAGGAATGTTCATGTCCTGCTGACGGATAACCGTCTGACGAGAAGCAATCTGTGCTCGGTCAATGTTGAACGTTGCGGCAAGGGCCTCGACGTCAATTGCCGCGTTAAACTCGGGCGTGACAAACAGTTCCAGGTCATCCGGGTTAATTGCCATCGGCATATGCGCCGCGTTGTAATCCGTAGAAATAAACGGCAGCGTGTCACCCATGGTGCGAACAGCTCGCAGTGCCGCCTTAGCGTCGTCGCTGTCAGACGCAATGTTGCGAACGTCCGGAACGTTAACCTTAAAGAAACCCTGACGATCGTAATACTCGCGGAACAGCCGAGCCATAACCGTGTATTCGTCCCACTGGTCCGACGTAGACGGAGCATCCATCAGCGCGCTAATGAACTGCGAAAGCCCACCCTCTTCAAGGAAAGCACGACGGAGAAGAACGTCGTTAATCGTGACCTTATAGAAGTTCTGACGGTTAATGGAATGGAAGCTGGACTGAACATCAGGCTTCTCAGTACCCCAAATATCCTTTTCGAGATATTCACGGCTACCATCGTAGCTGTGAGCCTTAAGCAGGCCAACCTGAATTTCCTCAATAGTCTCACCATAGGAAAGCATGCCGCGCTTAAACTTAGCGAGGCGGTTAGTCCAGGTGTTGTTCCGCATAATGACAAGGCCAATGCGGTTAACAAGCGCGTCAAGAAACTCGTTGCGAGTTGCCTTAAACGACATGATGTTATCCATAGTTAGTTCAATATTAGCCTTAGTGGCCTCAGGAACGCGACTACGATAATCCGTAGAACCCTGATTGCGAATGGCGTTAAGAATCGCCTGATTCGACTGGGGTACAAACGGCTTAGGATCAAACTGTGCCATTATTTATCTCACTTCCCAAAGAATTCGTCAAACGATTCCGGGTTATCCGGATCGGTAGCATCTGTGTTGTTAGCAGAATCGGCCGGATCGCTGTTTGCTCCCGGCTCGTCGGCGGGGATGCTCTGCAACAGGTCCCAGTTAGCAGCCTTAGCCCTCGTCAGCTCGGCCGCAAGTGCCTCATTCTGTCCCGTAAGCTCCGAAATCTTTGCCGTGCTCAGGTCGCCCGCCTCAGTAAAATCGTCGTCGTATGCGGTAGTCAAGCCAGCTTCCCAATCCTCGGGAAGCGCAACCGCCCCGTCTTCACCCTTAAAACTCGCGAGGGTGTCATGAAACCGTCCCAATGTATTTTCCTTCCGTATATGCGAATGGCCCCCCCACCATGCGGCGGGGGGACCATTCTATTTCGGATGCCCGGCAAACACGCACGGTAGGTTGCAAACCCTATCCTACAGCACGTTGCCCATTCAAGGGGTGCATCTAGGGGCGAATTCGCCCAACGTGGAGGCCCCTACGTGTCCGTTCCGGCATCACGCCTTGTGGTTGGCCACATACTCCGAGATAGCCGCCTTCAGGGCGTCCGAGAGCTTGTTGTGACGCTCACTGAATCGGACCTCCTGGAAAGCGTCAAGCTCAGCCGGGGTAAGCGACGCCGAAACCTGGGTGTTCTTGGGCTTGTTTTCGGTCACTGCCGTGGTGGTGTTTTCAGCCATGTTTTCTTTCCTTCGCATCAAAATGAGTGATTGTGCGAGCTGGTGGTGCAACCTACCTTGCTCGCTCGGTACTTCTACAGCGTATCACAGCTTGATCGTAAATGGTGCATCCATGAGCACAATTCCTCCCGGTACGTTTTTCGGCGTGAGCTTGCCGTGTAGCACGTTGCCGTCGAACACGTCATCGAACGTCATGCGCTCAGAGACGTGCTCAGGTACGCCTGCCATGCGGTTCACCCACGGTTCTACGGCCCCCTTCGGGTCGACACACTCTCGCTCTAAGTAGAACTTCGCACGGACGTACAGCGCCTCCTGAAAGTGATATTCCAATTTCCATGCGCCAAGGTCTGACGGGTGCACGTGAATGTCCGCGGGAACCTCGTGCGTGAGCAAGTGCAACGAGTCCGTGTCGGCGTATGCAAAGGTTGCGTAATTTACCTGAGCGGCACGAATAGTGATTTCACGCGCGTAGGCCGTAATGAACGCTCCCATTGCAGTGTACACAGGAGCCCTAGTTTCCGGCTCGCCTGTAACAAAGCGAACGTGTCCATTTTCAAGTATGGGAATTTTTGACGTGACATTCGGATTGCTAGCAAACTTGCCGTAAAGTGAATTAAGGTGAAGTTTCGCGATTTCACGCGAGCCACCTGTGGAATTAGCCTTAACGGCCATCCACTTGTTAATGTAATCGTCAAAGAATCCATGCGCGGCTTTGAATAGCCATCCGCCGTTGTACGAATAAACCTCAATGTCATAGTGGTCATTCCATAGCTCCCAATCTACTGAAGTAACCCACAATGTTGTGGGTTCTTTGACTTCGCGCAAATATTCCGTTTGTACAAATACGGAATGACCCTTCACCTGAATACAAGGTATGTGGTCCTTTTTAATTTTAGCTGTAA